GAGGTCACCACCTACCCGCAGACGGTGTTCGCGATGCTGCTGACCCGGTTGAGTGTGCGCGGCGCGGCGTGGTTCGGGACAACGAACCCGGCCGGATCGAACCATTGGCTGATGCGCGACTACCTGTCCCGCGCGTCCCTGCACCTCACCCGCGACGGTGAGACCCTCCGCTACGGAGCCGACGACCGGCTCAACCTGCACCGGTTCTCGTTCAAACTGGAGGACAACCCCACCCTCGATCCCGAGTACGTCGCGCAGGTCAAAGCCGAGAACGTCGGCCTGTTCTACCGCCGGAACGTGCTCGGCGAGTGGGTTCTCGCCGAGGGCGCGGTGTACTCGATGTGGGACGAGGCCCGGCACGTCGTCGCCGAGCTGCCCGCGATCACGCGGTGGCTGGCGTGCGCGCTCGACTACGGGACGACCAACCCGTTCCACGCCGGAGTTCTCGGGGTGGGCGTCGACCACCGGCTCTATCTCACGCGCGATTGGCGGTGGGACTCGCGACGCCAGCACCGGCAGCTGTCGGACGTGGACTATTCCGCGCGGCTGCGGGAGTGGCTGACCACCGTCCCCGTCCCCGGCACCGACTTGGTAGGGGTGGCGCCGGAGTATGTGATCGTCGACCCGTCGGCCGCGTCGTTCCGGGTGCAGCTCTACAACGACGGTGTCACGGCCAGGCTCGGCAATAACAGCGTGCTCGACGGGATCCGGACCGTGTCGTCGCTGCTCGCCCTCGACGCGCTACGCGTGCACGCCTCCTGCGTCGACCTGATCCGCGAAATCGCCGGGTACTCGTGGGACGACAAGGCCACCGAGGCCGGCCGCGACGAGCCCCTCAAGGTCGACGACCACGGCCCGGACATGTTCCGGTACGCCGTCCACACGACCCGGTCAGCGTGGCGTCCGATGCTGCCCGCCGATCTCGCCCTCGCCGCGTAGCGGCCCCCACCGGCACCGGCTCGGCGGCGTCCCTGGAGGGTGGCGCCGCCGAGCCGGCAACCCCGATGTGAACGGAGGTGCCGATGCCTCTCCCCGACGGCGGCTCTACCGCGTGGCCGCCCGAGCACTGCGAAGCGATCAATCAGCAGATCGCGACGTGGGCCGCTTGGTATGCGGGCGATCCCGCCCAGCTCGCCGCGATCTACGCCGGTGACGGCGCCACCAACCCCGCCGGCCGCGACTTCTTCGGTTCCGAGACCGGTCGCGCTAAGGGTGCCGCGCGTCGCGTGTTCGACCGTGTCCGCCGCTGGTTTTGGGGTAACCGCAGCGCCTCCGGGCAGCCCTCCAACCGCCTTCACGTTCCCATCGCCGGCGACATCGCCGCCGCTTCCGCCGATCTGCTGTTTTCCGAACCACCGACCCTCACCGTCCCCACCACCAGCAGCAACGACACCGGTATCGGCGGCAACCCGACACAGGCCCGCCTGGATGAGCTGTTCGACGACGGGGCGCACGCCACCCTGTTGGAGGCCGCCGAGATCGCCGCCGCGCTCGGCGGGGTCTTCCTGCGGGTTTGTTGGGACGCTGCGACCGTCCCGGATCGGCCGTGGATCGCTGCGGTGCACCCGGACGCCGCAGTCCCTGAGTGGTCGTTCAACCGGCTGACCGCGGTCACCTTCTGGCGGGTCATCAAGACCGACAAGCGGAAGGTCGTCCGGCACCTGGAGCGCCACGAACCCGGCAAAGTTTTGCACGGCGTCTACGAGGGCACCGACGACGAACTCGGGATGCCTGTCCCCTTTGCCGCCTATCCCGAGACCGCGTGGCTGGTCGACGAGCGCCGCCTCGTCAACGGCAACGAGATCCCCACCGGACTCGCCGGGCTCGCCGCCGTGTACGTCCCCAACATGCGACCCAACCGGGTATGGAAGGACACCCCGCACGCGGCGCCGCTCGGCCGCTCCGACTACGCCGGCGTCGAAGCCCTCATGGACGGTTTGGATCTCACCTATTCGTCCTGGATGCGGGATGTGGAACTGGGCAAGGCTCGTCTGATCGTGCCGACCGAGTACATGACTTCGCACGGCAAGGGCCAGGGCGCCAGCGTCGACCTTGACCGTGAGGTGTACGAGGGCGTCCGGGTGATGGGCGATGACGAGGGCCGCCTCGACATCAAGGAAGTGCAGTTCGACATCCGCGTAGACGAGCATCAGCGCACCATCGCCGACCTCAAGACCACCGTCGTGTCCACGGCCGGCTACTCCGCGGCGACGTTCGGGCTTGACACCGAGGGCACCGCGCAGACCGCAACCGAGGTCGCCGCGAAACACCGCCGCTCGTTGATCACCCGGGACCGGAAAACCAAGTACTTCGGTCCCGGTGTCGTCGACCTCGCCGTGGCGCTCCTGGGCATCGATGTCGAGATGTTCGGCACCAAGGGCGTGACGGCGCAGCGGCCCGTCATCGCGTGGCCGGACGGGGTGTCCGAGGACCCCAAGGAGGTCGCCGAACGCGTCGAGCTGTGGGCCCGCGGCGAGGCCGCGTCCACCGAGACCCGCGTTCGTGAGATCCACCCTGATTGGGACGACCCGAAGGTCGCCGGCGAGGTCCAGCGGATCCGGGACGAGTCCGGCATGGTCGACGCCGAGCAGGCCATGACCGACGCCCTCCGCCAGGGCAAAGGGGCTCTGAACGACGACGGCCCGCCCGACGGCCCGTCCGACGCGGAATAGCCCGCGATGGCCGTCGACCCCGACCAGGTCGACGCGCTCGCCGCCATGGTCGCCGACATCTACCGTGAAGCCGAGACCGCGCTCGTCCGCACCATCGCCCGGCACCTGCGTCAGGGGCTCGACTCGCCCCGCGCCGAGGCCCGGCTCGCCGACATCCGCGCGCTTCGCCGGTCCGCTCAGGCCATCATCGCCGCCCTCGAAGCCGACACCGGCACCGCCACCCGCGAAGCCCTGGCCGCCGCGTACCGGCACGGCTGGACCAACGCCCTCGCCGACGTCCCCCGCCGCATCGTCCCTGCGTCCGGGATCGGTGACGAAGCCGCGCAGGCCGCCGAGAACGTCGTCGGGACCGGTTTCGTCGAGGCCCTCGCCGGCGCGCTCTTGGAGGACTTCGGGCGGGTCGAGGCCAACATCCTCCGCAACGTGGTCGACGTCTTTAAGGATGTGCAGGCGGGCGCCGCCGCCCGGATCGTCACCGGCACCCAGACCCGCCGCGAGGCGTCACAGTCCATCTGGTCCGCGCTGATCCGCCGCGGCATCACCGGGTTCACCGACCGTGCCGGGCGCCGCTGGCGGTTGTCCTCGTACGCGGAGATGGCCGCTCGGACCAACGTCCAACGGGCCGCCATTCAGGGCCAGGTCGACCGGCTGACGTCCGCGGGGATCGAGCTCGTGTACGTGTCCGACGCCCCGCAGGAATGCGTGCTGTGCCGCCCGTGGGAAGGGAAGATCCTCCGCACGACGTCGGGCCCGCTGGAGGTGCGGACCCGGCACGCGACCCGCCCGATCACCGTCACGGTGACCGCGGCCGCCACCCTGGACCAGGCGCGCGCCGCCGGGTTTCAACACCCCAACTGCCGCCACTCCGTCTCGGCGTATCTGCCCGGGGTGACGCGCGTCCCGACCGATACTGCCGACCCCGACGGCGACACGGCTCGGCAGCGTCAGCGTGCTCTTGAGCGTCGGATCCGCGCGGCCAAGGAGCAGCAGGAGGGCGCGCTCACCCCGCACGCCAAACGGGTCGCGGGCGCCCGTGTACGGGCCGCTCAGGCCGCGCTACGCGACCACCTCGCCGCCCACCCCAACCTCAAGCGGTTGCGTTACCGGGAGCAGATCGGCGCCGGCAACATCCCCCCGCGCGGCCGCGACGACAACGCCGGACCCCTCGGACCGCCGACCGAGCCGACCCTCGACGGAGGGCCCGCCCCGGCGCCACCATCCCGGGCCGGACGGCGCGCCCCCGAGCCGCCACCCGCGGACGAGACGCGCCGACCGGGCCCCGATCAGCCCGTCCTTGAGCCGCCGCCCGTTTTGGGCCCGAACCCGCGGGATCTGTCTGACGAGGACCTGGAACAGCGGATGATGGCCGCGCTCGCCGACGACCCGGACGAGTTCGCGCGCTTGGCCGCCGAGATGGACCGCCGCGAGGCCGAGACCCGCGCAGCCGAAGAACGTCGGGCAGCCAACCGTGAGGCCGCCGCCCGCCGCCGCGAGCAGCGTGACGCCGAGCTCGCCGACCGGTTCAACCAGCTCATGGACGAGGGTTGGCTCGAAGAGGAAGCTGTTGCCGAGGTGTACGGCATCTCGATCGAGCAGCAGCACCGTGACCGCGCTATCGCCGACCTTCGCGCGCAGGGCTACACCGGCGACCGGTTCGAGGATCTGGCACGGCAGGCATACCGCGACCACGTCCACGAGCAGTACCTCGCCGCCGAAGAGGCCACCAACGGCTACATGGTCAACAACGAGGGCCGCACCCGCAGCATCGACCCCCGGGACCTGTTCACCGGGAACGAGGCGCGCGCCCGAAGGTGGGCGTCGGACGAGCTGAAAGGCTGGTGGGACGCCCACGGCCGCGTCACCTTCGACGAGTTCAAGGCCATGCTCACCGACGATCCCACCGCGCTGCGTAGACTTCGCGACCGGGGTGGGGGAGACTTCCTGGCATGACCGCCCAGCCCGGGGACAAGGCCGCCGGCCTGGCGTTGCTGCGCGCACATCAGGAGGGCCAGAGCGCCGCCCGCGCCGGGCAGCCCTTGACCGCCTGCCCGTACCCTCTGGACACCGACGACCCGGTCACGCGCGCACGCGCCCGCATGTGGCTACGTGGGCATGACCGGGTCGACCCGTTCCCCATCGACTACTCCGGTTGAGATGCGGGCAGGGCCCGCCCCGCTCACCTGACCAATTCCATCAGGCGAGCGAGGGGAGCCCTCCCCAGGCGTAGGCGGCGGCGGATTTCGTCTGCCCTGTAGCGGAGGAACTCCGGGTCGGTGGTCTCCGCGTTGTATTCGGTGCGAATCCATTCGATCGTTTCGTCGGCGATGCGGGTCGGTCCGAGCCGGTGTTCGAGCCGGCCGAGCGCGACGAGTTCGTCAACGATCTCGCCATGCTTGGCGTACGCCTCTGCGTAGGTCAAACGCTGGGGCTGGGGCGGGGGCGGCACGTCCGGGTTGCCTCCGCAGGCGAAGCAGATCCCGTACGCAACGTGGCTGTAGGTGTCGATCCGGCCTTTGCCGCCGCAGCGGTAGCAGTTGTGCGCCATGGTGCGTCCTCTGTTGAGTTGTCAAAGTGTTGTTCCGAACAAGAACAACACTAGATCCCCTCTAGAGTGTTGTCAACATGGCGAACGACACTATTTGGCCCTCTCCTCCCCCGTCTTGCGTCGACCGCTTCCCGGCTTCGGCCGTCCCGGTGCCCCCTGCCCCGGCCGCGCCTCATGCCATGCCCTGATCTCCGCCTCGCGCTTGGGCAGCCATCCGGGAAGCTCACGGGCTCCGAGCTCGATGTCCGGCTTGGGGAAGTCGGTGTGCCGGTCCTGCCATAGGGCGACGGCGCGCGCGGTCACGCCGAACATGGCGCCGACGTCCGCTCTGTCCATGACTCTGGCCGGCCGAGATGGCTTGTCAGTCGAGTTGTTTCCCACGGGCACACTCAAGCCCGCCGTTGACTGTGCTGCAACTCCGCGTTCCCAGTGTCGCCGGAGAACGGGGTCGGTCGGGGGCGGGATGAGATAGCCGCTCATCAGGCAGCCACCACCGAGAACAGCGCGCCGTCGACGGCGGGGCCGTCGGTGAAACCGAACAGCGCGCCGTCGGCCCGCTCGGCCGGCTCGACGACCGGCGCGACCTCGGCCGAGGTGTCGAGAAGGTCGAGGGTGCCATACCCGTCCCCCTCGATCCCGGCAAGCAGGTCCATCTGGACGCCGTCGGCGTAGAAGTCCGCCGCGGTCATGTCGGTCCAGTTCTTCACGGTCTCCTCCGTCCTGTTGGTGGCCGCCTTCTGGGCCTGCTTGTACTCGCGGAAAAGGATCAGCGCCGTCGCCGGCCCCCGCCGCCCGGTCGCCCTGCGCACGGCCTCAAACAGCTCGTCGCGGGTCTTGGCCTGGATGCCGTACACCTCGGCGGCCCACTCGATCATTTCGGCCGTCTCGCGGTCGGTGCGCGCGCTCCACTCCGCGTCCCGGGCCGCGCGGTCAGCGTCCCGCTTGGCCTGCTGAAGGGCCTTGAGTTCGGCCTTGACCGCACGCTGGGTCCACCCGCCGACCTCGGCGGCGCATCCGGTTCCCGCGTAGGTCTCGGTGAACTCGTTGCCCTCCGCGTCCAGTTCGCGGAGGACGACCGTGCCCTTGAGTTCCTCGCGCCCGCAGATCTGGCACGCGGTCACCTCATCTGTGAACCCGCGGACCTTGAAGACCTTGACCTTAGTGTTGTTCGCCATGACCACAACACTAAGGCATCTTCACAGAGTTGTCTACCTCTGGAACAAGTCTTTCTCGACTTCCCGCGCCCGGCGTGCGGGACACACCAAACGGCCAGGCCAGGCGCCCGGCCACCACACCCGCGAGAACCCTGGAGGGTCCCGCATGACCACACCCAACCCGCCCGCAGCACCGGCCCCACAGCCCTCGCCGCCCCCGACCCCCGCGCCCCCCGGTCCTGCCCCGGCCCCTCCGGCGCCCGCCCAGCAACCCGCTCCGGCGCCTCCCGCTCCGGCGCCCACACCGCCCGCCCCGACGCCCCCGACTCCGCAGGCACCCACCCCCGAACCGCGCGACATCTCCGGCCTGCCCAAGTGGGCACAAGACGAGATCTCCACGCTGCGCGGCGAGAACGCCGACCGGCGCGTCGCCGCCCGCACCGAGACCGTCCTACGGCACGCGTTCGCCGCCGCCGACGGGCTCGGCGTCAACGGTCACGCGCTGCTCGGCTCGACCGCGTTCGCCGAGGTGGCCAAGCAACTCAACCCCAGCGACGCCGCATTCACACCGGCCCTCGCGGCGGTGATAACGGCGACGCTCCAGGCGAACCCTTGGATGGCCGCGCAGCAGGCCCCGCCATCGCCCCCGCCGCCAGGCCGCGGTTCCGGGGACTTCCCGGGCGGTACCGGCGCCGGACAGCCCATCACCGAAGAGCAGTTCGCCCGCATGACGCCGGAAGAAATCGTCCAGGCCCACGCGGACGGAAAGCTCGACCACCTCTTGTAGCCCCGGCTCCGGCCGGGCAGAAAGGACAACCCCATGGCGATCATCCGGTTCCGGCCGGAGTTCTGGTCTGCGCTACTGCTCACCAGCCTCAAGCGCTCCCACGTGTACGCCGCGCTGTGCAACCGCAACTACGAGGGCGAGATCCGCGCGGCCGGTGACACGGTCCGGATCACCAGCATCTCCCGCCCAACCGTCAACACCTACTCCCGCAACGCCGACATCTCATACGAGGAACTGACGGACGCCCAGCGGACCCTGCTCGTCGACCAGGAAAAGTACTGGGCGTTCACCCTCGATGACGTCGACGCCGCGCAGGCCCGCGCCAACGTCGTGCCCGAGGCCATGAACGAGAGCGCGTACGCGCTGCGCGACGTCGCCGACCGGTACGTGGCATCCCTGTACACCGGCGTCGCATCGGCCAACCGGCTCGACGCCGGCGCGGCCCGGGTCATCGACGCCGCCGGCGAGGCGTACGAGACCCTCGTCGACCTGGGCGTCAAGCTCGACGAGGCCGACGTCCCCGAAGAGGGCCGCTGGACGGTGGTCCCGCCGTGGTTCCACGGACTGCTGAAGAAGGACCAGCGGTTCACCGACGCCAGCGCCAGCGGCACCACCGAGACCCTCCGCAATGGGCGCGTCGGTGAGGCGGCCGGGTTCGTGATCCACAAGTCCAACAACACCCCCAACCCCACCAGCGACAACCGGGTCATCATGGCGGGCGTCCCCGCCGCCATGTCGTTCGCCGAGCAGATCCTCAAGACCGAGGCGCTGCGCTCGGAAGTCCGGTTCGCCGACCGGGTCCGCGGGCTGCACGTCTACGGCGCGAAGCTGCTGCGCCCGGACTGCCTCGCCACCGTCCTGGCCGACCCCAGCACCTGATCGGAGGTACCTGACCCATGGCACGCACCAACGTCCCGTACAGCAACCTCGTCCCCAACGGCAGCCTGACCGACCCGGCAGGCACCGCGCTCACCGCGGGCGCGGGCAACGGCGGCCAGATCGCCAAGGCCGCGCCCGAGTCCACCGTCCTGCGTGTGGTGTGCGGCGCGACCGGCGGGAACTTCACCCTCATCAAGGGCGCCTACCCGCCCGCGCTGGCATCGGTCCAGGGCGACTACGTCGAGGCGCTCGGCTCCAACGGCGTCGAGTGGCTCGGCCCCTTTGAGTCCGGCCGGTTCCTCCAGGGTGACGGGTCGCTGGTCTTCGAGACCTCGCAGGCGATGACCGTGACCGCGTTCAAGGTCCCCAGGAACACCTGATGGCGGCCGAAGTGGGCTACTTCCGGGGGGAGGGCGGGGGCGTCTGGCCGATGGACCTCCCCCTGGATGAGGTCATGGCCGAGAAGGTCACCAAGGGGTATCTCGTCCGCGTCAACGCCGACGGTTCCCCCTACGCCGAGCCGGACGCCGAGCCGCCTCCGCAGTCCGCAGTGAAAGCCGAATGGGTCGGGTACGCCGTCCGGCACCCCGACGAGTCCCGCCGGATGAGCCCCGATGACGCCGAGGCCCTCACCAAGGCCGATCTCATCGAGCGTTTCGGCAGGGACGGAGAATAGGTGATGACGTCGTACGCGACGCCTGCCGAGCTCGCCGCGTTCCTGGCCCCGGATGCGCTTCCGGCCGGGGCACAGCGGGTCCTGGATCGGGCGTCGCGCGACGTCGACGCCGAGATCCTCACCGCGGTGTACGACGTCGACGAGGGCGGCGCCGCCACCGACGCCACGGTGGTCGCCGCGCTGCGTGAGGCGACCCTTGAGCAGGCCGCGTGGCGTCTGGACAGCGGCGACGCTAAGGGCGCTGCGGGTGTGTGGGGGCAGGTCGCGATCGGGTCCGCGCAGCTGACCCGCCGCACCGACCGCACCGCCCCCAAGGAGGCCACCATCGGGGGCCTGTGCGCCGACGCCTACCGGGTGCTGATGCTGGCCGGGCTGACCGGCCACGAACCCTCTACGCGCTGCTGATGGACATCATCGACGTTCTCTCCCAGGTCATGCCCGCGCTGCCCACCGTGGCGATTGAGCCCTACGCCGGGTCGGGCGCCTACGGCGACACCTGGGGTCCGGCTGTCTCGGTGCTGGCGTTCGTCGACGCCGCGCGACGGGTGGTCCGCGCGGCCGACGGGTCACAGGTGGTGTCGGAGACCACGCTCTATACCCGGCTCGGTGTCACCGTCCCGGCACGGTCGCGGATCACCCTGCCCGACGGTGCGGTGACGCTCGTCATCGTCACCAAACGCCGGGACGGCGCCGGTAACGGGGCGCTGCCCGAGCATCTCGAAATCGTCTGTGAATAGGGGGCGAGGATGCCGCCACGTTTCCGGCTGGAGTGGGACGGTCGACGGGTCACCGAGGTCCAGCGGGCCGCCGCCATGCGGGGGTTGCGTAAGGCCGCTGAGCACCTGCTCGGCGAGTCCCGGCAACAGGTCCCGATCGAGGAGGGCACCCTCGAACGCTCCGGGGTCGCCTCCGTCGACAGCAGCGCGTTGCAGGCCGCGGTCAGTTTCGACACCCCGTATGCCGTCCGGCAGCATGAGGATTTGGATCTTCAGCACGATCCGGGCCGCAAAGCCAAGTATCTAGAGGACCCGTTCAACGAGCAGGGTCCGGTGATGTTGCAGATCATCGCGGCCGAGATCCGCGACGCGCAGGACGGCCCCTGATGGGCTGGCACACCAGCCTGTTGACCGGCTTGGCCGCGCACCTGGCCGCCAACGGTGTGGGGACGTGGCGGCCGGACGGCACCGCCTACGCTCCCGCTGAGACCGCGATCGTGCTCGGCAAGATGCCGCCGCACCCTGACCGCGTCATCGCCCTGAACACCTACCCCGTGGGGCAGGACGGCATCGGCGACGTCACCGTCGGGTTGCAGGTCCGGGCCCGCGCCGGCCGCGACCCCCGTACCGCCCTCGACCTCGCGGACGCCGCCCGCGACATCCTCGACGGCGCCGTCCGGCTCAACCTCGGCGGCGTGTGGGTCTCGCAGATCAGCCACCGCAACGGCGAGGAACTCACCGCCCTGCCCACGGCCGATACGCAGGCCGACCGTGTCGAGCGTGTCGATAACTACTACCTCCAGGCGTCGCGGATAACGGCGCTGCGATCCCCCTAAAGGAGGGCCCCCGAATGGCCGATGAAATCACCGACCTCACCCGCCGGTACCGGCTCCAGGTCAACCTGGGCACCGCCGTCGCACCGGACTTTCAAACCGTGCTCGGCATGGTGGAGTTCAAACCGGCTGTGGAGCCGGAGATCAAGGAAGACACCGATTACGAGACCGACGGGTGGAAGGGGCAAACGAAGACCCTTCAGGGGTGGGAGGTCGAGGCGAAGATCTCCCACAAGTACGACCCGGACACCCTGGCCTACCACCCGACCCATGTGAAGTTGGAGGCCGCGTCGGAGGCGTTCGGCGCTGCCAGCCGGGTTCAGGTCCGCTATTTCGACCGGTTCGGAAAAGGCAGCGGTCGCCGCGGGTGGGCGCTGGTCACCTGGACACCGGAAGGCGGCGACGCCGCCGAACTCGACCGGGTCACGGTCAAGCTCGCCGGTGACGGACCGCTGGAGGCCATCACCAACCCGTTGAACGAGACCCCGCTTCCGGTCGTCACGGGTGTGAGCCCGGCGGGCGGCGGCACGGCGGGCGGAACCCTGGTCGTCATCACCGGTTCGGCGTTCACCGGCGCGTCCGCGGTCGCGTTCGGCGCAACTGCGGCGACCTCCTACCAGGTGGTCTCGGCGACGAAGATCGCCGCTATCGCACCGGCGCGCACAGCCGGGTCGGTGCAGGTCAAGGTCACCACCCCTAACGGCATCTCTGCGGATACTTCCGCGGACGATTTCCTTTACGCCTAACCCCGGGAAAGGGAACCCTCCATGGCTTTCGAGGATCTCGGCGACGCCCTCGCCGGCGCACACCTGGACCTCCCGCTCAACAGCAAGGCGCACCCGGACGGGCGGCTGTACCGGATCGAGGACGTCACCGCCGAAACCGCGCTCATGGTCGAGAAGCTGCTCGGGCTCGGCGCCGCGCTCGTCTCCGACGACGAGGACGCCGACATCGACACCGACATCCTCGACGACGGCGACGAACGCGACCTGTACGAGCGGCTCCTCGGCGACGCCTACGCGCAGATGCGCGCCGATGGGGTCGGGTGGACGGCGATCAAGCACGCGGCGATGACCGTGATGGCGTGGGTCCTCCAGGACCAGGACGCCGCCGAGCAGTACTGGCGTTCCGGCGGGGGTGCTGATGCGTTGGGGGAAGCGCTGACGGGACGCCAGCAGAACCGGGCGTCCCGCCGGGCTTCCGAGGCTGTGGCGAGAAAGACCCCGCGACCGGGCTCTACGAATGGTACGAACCCACGTCACCGTGGGCGCGGCAAGCAGCGTCCGGGCAATCCGTCACGTGGGCCCGGCTCCTCACCGAGTGGCCGCTGATCGAGGCCGACCTCGCAGAGGTCTACGGCGTCGACGTCGAGTCCGGGATCCTGGCACGCCGGTCCTGGCGATGGCTGAAGGTCCGTCTGGCCGGTCTGCTCGCTGCTGACACGCGCATCGCGCGGCTCCTCACACCGCCCGAGAAGGACACACCGATGACCTGATACTGCACAGCGCCCGGGGGTGATTCATGGCCCTGCGCCTGGGCGAGCTCGTCGCCGTCATCAACGCCGATGACTCCAAGTTCCGACAGGTCCTCGGTCGTGTCCACGGCGGGCTGCAAGCGGTCGGGAAGGTCGGCGCGCTCAGCGCCCTCGCCGGGTCCGCGGCTCACCTGGGGGTCGCGCTCGCCCCCGCCGCGGGCATCCTCGTCGCGCTACCCGGCGCGATGATCGCCGCGAAGGTCGCCGGCATCGCGCTCGGCCTGGCCCTGGACGGCGTCGGCGAGTCGCTCGGCGCCGCGGTCGAGGGCGATGTCGAGGAGTTCAACAAGAAGCTCAAGGAGCTTCCGCCGACCGCGCGAACGGTGGTCCGGGAGCTCGGCGGCGCCCTCGTCGGGCTCAAGGGAACCGCACAGTCGGCGTTCTTCGCGCCGATGCAGCGGCAGGCCCGCGGGCTTGGCCGGGAACTGCGGGTCCCGGTCGGCCGCGGCATCGCGACCATCACCGCGAGCATGGGGCGCCTGGCCGCGCAGGTTCTCGGCTTCGCTCGTGAGGCGAAGACGCTGCGGTTTATCCGGTCGCTGTCGCTGGCGATAGCGCGAGGGTTCGACGGCGCGGCCCAGGGCGTCAGGCCGCTGCTGCGCGGGATTCGGGACTTCGCCGGGGCGTCGCTCGGCTCGTTCGGGCGGGCGGGCGGCGCGCTCGGCCGGCTCATGGCCCGCGTCGGTGGGTGGCTGTCGCGGATGGCGCGCGGCGGGCAGGCTACCCGCTGGCTCAACAACGCCGTGAACACCCTGAAGACCATGGGCCGGATCGGCCGGAACGTCGTCCTGACCATCGGCGCCATCTTCCGCAACGCGGGGGCAGGCTCGAACGGCGGGTTGCTGGCCACGATCGAGCAGGTCACGGCCGGGATGCTGGCGTGGTCACAGTCGGCCGAAGGTCAGGAGAAGATCGCCCAATTCTTCGCGCTGATCAACCACACCGCCGCCGATCTGGCGACGATTCTGCCGCTGCTGGTCGGGCCGCTCGGTCTGGCCGTCCAGCTCATCCAGGCGTTGCCGGGTCCCTCGCAGGACACCGCGTCACAGTTCCTGGCGTGGGCGGTCGTCATCGGGGTCATCGCCGGAAAGGTTGGTCCGCTCGCGAAAGGGCTGTGGACGGTCGGCAAGGCAGGCGCGACGGTCGGCAAGGGTGTGGGGCGGGGCGCGCGGGGCATCGTCCGGCATCTTCGCGACGCTGATTCGGTGACGCGCCGGTCCGCGCGCCGGATCGGCTCGGCGTTCACGACGGCCGGGCGTGGTATCGGCCGCGGCGCCTCCGCGGCTGGGCGTGCGGCGGGCCGGATGGCGGTGGCGTCGGGTCGGATGGCGGTCTCGGCTGGCCGGGCCGCGGTGACGGTGGTCGCCGCGGGCGCCCGGATGGCCGGGGCTATGGCGATGGCGGGGGCGCGGGTCGCCGGTCAGTGGTTGATGATGGCCGGCCGCGCGGTGATCTCGGCGGCGATCATGGCCGCTCAGTGGCTTATCGCGTTCTGGCCTGTCGCGCTGGTCGTCGCCGCCGCCGGTGTCGCCGTGTTCCTGATCATCAAGTATTGGGACCAGATCAAGAAATTCTTCGTCGACACGCTCCCGAAGTACCTGAAAAAGGGTTTCGACTTTATTGTCACCCTGATCAAGAACGGTGCCAAATACGGGTTCTTTGGGCCCGTCGGGCTGATTATCGCCCACTGGGACAAGATCAAACACTTTTTTACCAAGTCCCTGCCGGGCGCGGTGTCGTCCGGGATCCACGCCGTGACCGGCTGGCTGACCAGCCTACCTAGGCGCGTCCTGTCCGCCGTCGGCGACATGGGCCACCTACTCGTCAACGCCGGGAAATCGTTGTTGATCGGGCTGTGGAATGGTCTGGTTTCCATGGCGGGATGGCTGTCCCGATCCATCGGCAACCTCATCAAACGCATCGTCCCTGGGCCCGTTCTGCGGGTCCTCGGCATCCATTCGCCGTCGCGACTTTTTCAGGGGTACGGCAAGCAGGTCGTGCGTGGAATGGCGCTCGGCATCACGCAGAACACCGGGATCGTGTCCAAGGCGACCACGGCGCTTGGGCACGCGGCAGCGCGCGGCGGCACCGTCATGTCCTCCGCCACCACCGCGCGCACGTCGGTGCGTTCGTCGGCGACCACGCGCGACACCCGCGCCCCCCAACCGGTCCGGTTGATCGTCGACCTGTCCAACGCGTCCGGCGACGTCAAGAAGCTGATTCGGCGGATCGTCCGCACCGACGGGCGCGGCGACGTACAGCTCACCTTCGGTACCGCCAGAACCACCATCCGGGCTACCCGAGCCTGACGCCCAGGAGGTACCTGTGCCGTTCCCCGACGACCCTCTCGACATCGCCGTCGAGCTCAAGCTCGGTGACACCTGGGTCGACATCAAGGCCGCCGGGCACGTCTTCACCGAGGACCCGATCACCATCACCCGCGGCCGCCAGGACGAGGGCGCCCGCGCGGACCCCGCAACCTGCACCCTGACCATCGACAACCGGGACGGGCGGTACAGCCCCCGCAACCCCTTGGGCCCCTACTACGGGCTGATCGGCCGCAACACCCCACTGCGCGTGGTGGCCGGGTGCGGGCTGGTCGGCCTGGTCATCCCACCCGACTCGCTGACCGCGACCGCCACCACCCCCGACCACGCCAGCCTGGACATCACCGGCGATCTAGACGTGCGGGTAGAGGCCCACCTCGGCTGGGCCCTCAACAGCGGCGGCCTGATCGGCAAATATGCCGAGGTCGGCAACCAGCGCTCGTGGGTGCTGTGGTTGGAGGACTCCGGCGCGCTGACGCTGTACTGGTCGACCGACGGCGCGAATCTGCTCTCGGCCCGCTCCACCGTCCCGGTCCCCGCCGTGGGGCGCCTGGCGGTCCGCGCAACCATCGACGTCAACAACGGCGCCGCCGGCAGGACGATCACGTTCCACACCGCGCCGTCCATCGGCGGGACCTGGACCCAACTCGGCGCCACCCTCGTGCAAGCCGGCACGACATCCATCTTCAATTCCACGTCGCCGCTGGCGGTCGGCGCCGCCCTCGGCGATTCGGTCACCGGCCGCTACGTCGCCGCCGAGCTGCGCAACGGTATCGGCGGCACCGTCGTCGCAGGCCCGGACTTCTCTGCCCAGCCCGCGGGGACGACGTCGTTCACCGACGGGTCGGGCCGTACCTGGACGGTCAACGGCGACGCCCAGATCACCGACCGGGACGTCCGCTTCTACGGCGAGGTCCCCGCCTGGCCGATCCGCTGGGACACCTCCGGCACCAACGTATGGGTCCAGATCGAGGCGGCTGGGATCATGCGTCGCCTCGGCCAAGGCGCCAAACCGCTCCGCAGCGCGCTCTACCGGGCGATCACCAACCTTCAGCAGCAGTTCCCCGCCACCGCCTACTGGCCCCTTGAGGACGCACCCGGCTCCACCCAGGCCGCATCCGCAATCCCCACCGTGGCGCCGTTGCGGGTCGTCGGCCCGGTCAGCTTCACCGGCGAACCGTCCGGTGGCACCGCCGGCGGCGCCACCTTCGACGACCGGGGTGGGCTGTACGGCCGCACCCCCGCACCGGCCACCAACGACTGGGTCATCGTGTGGTGGCTCGATCTCCCCGCCGACATGGGCACCGACACGGTTTCACCGGTTGTGCAATGGCGCACCCCCGGCTCTCCGATCGCCACCCGATGGGACCTGTACACCGGGCAGGCCATCGGCGGGAAACTGCTCCTGGAGGCGGCCCGCGACGATAACACCATCGTCATCAGCGTCGGTGGCACCACCGACCTGCGCGGCCGCGGCCCCGTCCAGGTCGTCATCGTCGGGAAGGACGACGGGACCGGCACCGGCGCTCACGTCTACGTCGACGGCGTCAACGAGATCAACGACATCGCCGTCGGCGACCTCACCACACCGCCGACCACCATCGGCGTGAACACCAACCTCACCCCCGGCTTGCAATACTCGGGGTCGGTGTCGCATCTGCTGGTCACCAACCTGGCGGCCTGGTCACTCTTCTACACCGACCTGATGATCCCCGCCGGCCGCGGTCACGTCGGCGAGACCGCCGGCGCACGTTTCGTGCGGCTCACCGGCGAGGAGGGCGTCCCCGCCGGACTGGTCGGTGACCCCGCCGGCACCGAACCCATGGGGCCGCAGCAGCCCCTAGAACTCCTGGAACTGCTGGGCGAATGCGCGGAGGTCGACGCCGCCGTTCTGTACGAGCGCAGAGACGCCCTCGGCCTGGTGATGCGGGCCCGGGCCGCCGACTACAACACCGCACCCGCCCTCGTCCTGGACTATCACGACCAGCTCGCCGCGCCGCTGGAGCCGGATGAAGACGACCAGGGCACCCGCAACGATGTCACCGTCGAACGATCTGGCGGCTCCTCGGCGCGCGTCACCGTCGACGAGGGGCCGCTGTCCACTCAGGCCCCGCCCAACGGTGTCGGTATCTACAGCGAGCAGGTCACCTTGTCGGTGGCCGACGACGACCAGCTCTTGCCGCAGGCTGGATGGCGCGCCCACCTCGGTACGGTCGACGAGGCGCGGTATCCGGTCGCCCGGTTGAAGCTGCACAAGCATCCCGAACTCGCCCCGGACGTGGTCGCCGCCGACATCCGCTCGCGTATCCACCTCACCGGCCTGCCCGCTTGGGAACCACCTGGCACGGTGGATCTGCTCGCCGACGGGTACACCGAGACGATCGAGACCCGCCGGTGGTGGATCGAGTACAACACCGTCCCCGGCTCGCCCTGGCGGGTTGCCGTCGCCGACGACGCCACGCTCGGCCGAGCCGATACGGCCGGCTCGGCCCTGGTCAACCCTGCGGCTTCCGGCGCGACGGGCCTCATGGTCGCCACCCGCAAAGGCCCCTACTGGACCACCGCACCCGCAGAACTCCCGATGGACCTGCGGCTGGGAGGCGAGGTCGTCGGCGTCACCGCGGTCGCCGACGGCGTCAACGACACCTTCGCCCGTACGGTGTCCAACGGATGGGGCAGCGCGCCGGGCGGGCAGGCATGGACGGTGTACGGCACCGCCTCCCACTACTCGGTGGGCTCCTCGATCGGGCAGGTGAGCATTCCGTCGCGCAACGTCGCCGACGTCGCCGGGCTCGCCCAGCCCACCGACGGCGTCGACATGGAGGTCACGCTCCGGACCCCGGTCGCGCCGATCACCGGATCGGCGATCTACTTCTACCTCCTGGCGAACTTCGACCGGACCGCGTTCACCTGGTACGCCTACCGGGTCGGGCTGTACACCGACGGGACCGTCCGCGCGCAGCTGGAGAAGGGCGCCCCGAGCTTCACGGTGCTGGCTGCCGAGCGGGTCGTCGCCGGGATCACCGTCACCGCAAACCAGTGGCTCCGCGCGAGGCTCCGCATCCAGGACGGGCGGCTGTACGGCAAGACCTGGGTCGATGGCGGCACCGAACCGGAGTGGCAGCTGTTCGCCTTCGACACCTCGTATGTGTCGGGGGATGTGGGTGTGCAGGCGTTCCTGCCGACCGCCAACACCAACACCCTGCCCGTGCTGTTCCAGTTCGGCGACCTCATCCTGCACAACCCGCAGGCCCTCACCGTCACCCGCGCCGTCAACGGCATCGCCAAAGCCCAGGCCGCGGGCACCGACATCCGGCTCGCCCAGCCCGCGACCATCGCCCTCTAGGAGACGGCGCCGATGAGCACCTACCCCCAGATTGCCGCCGGCCAGCGCATCACCGCGGCACTACTCAAGTCGATGCAACAGGAGGAGATCCTCAAGACCGCGAACACCGACCGCGTCAACAACACTCTGTCCGCCGATCCGGAGCTGACGATCGGGCTGGACGCCTCCGCGGTCTTCTTCGTGCAATTCGATCTGCTGTGCGGTGGCACCACCACCGCCGACATCCAAACCCGCTGGGCGGTGCCCGCCGGGGCGTCCGGCCTCAAAAGCATCCTGGGCCCCGGGTCGACCGCGGCGGAGGGCAGCGCCGACAACATCGCCATGCGCGACGGCGTGCACGCCTTCGGCACGCTGGTCCCCTACTCAGGTGTCCGGAACTCGACAGGCAACCTTTGGCGCGCCTATGAGTCCGCGATCGTCACCACGGTCAGCGCCGGAACCCTGAGCCTGGAATGGGCCCAAGTCACCACCAACGCGACCGCATCCCGCGTGAGCGCCGGATCGCTCCTACGCGTCAAGCGGATCGGCTGATGGCCGACATCCCGCCCTCCACCGAGCTCGCGCTGTTGCGTGGGGAGTTGATGACCGCGCTCGCCCGGATCGAGGGCGATGTCCGGCTCGTCTTGCAAGAGCAGCAGCAGGGCACGCGGCGCCTGGACGAGCTCGCCACGGATGTGCGGCGGCTGGACGAGCGCCTCGACGCTGTCGAGCGGACGGCCGTGACCCGCGCGGAGGCAGACGAGCGCGAGACGCGGATGCGCGCGCAGCTCGACGAGCAGGCACGACGGCGCCTCACCGTCGCCGGTCTGATCATCACCGCGATTACGGCTCTGCTCAGTGGCGGAATCGCCGTCATCGGGATCATCACCAGCTAGGAGGATCATGGCCGAGATCGAGATTCCGGACCCGGAAGCGGGCCCGACCGAGACCGACGAGGCGTCCGTCCTCGCCGAGTTGTACGGCAAGCCGGACAGCGACGGCGTGTACGCCGGGGATGGTGCCTGATGGGCACCGCCGCGGCGATGCTCGCCGAAGCCCGTAAGTCCCTAGGGATGTCGGGTCGACCGAACAAGATCACACGGGAGTATGCGGCCCGGCATGGGAACGAGTTCGCCGCCGCCTCGTGGTGCGACATGGCGGTCACCTTCTGGGCCAGGCATTCCGGCAATGCCGATGCGGTCCTGCCCGGCGGGGACCGGGCGTACACCGTGTGGCACGCGCAGGACTTCCAGAAGGCCGGACGCTGGCACGTCGGCACCGTCGCCGAGGTTGACCGCGCGAAGCCGGGCGACGTCGTGTTCTTCGACTGGAACGCAACCAACTCGGTCGCAGCTATCGATCACGTCGGCGTCGTCGAGCGTGTGCTCGGCGGTGGTCGGCTCCAGACGATCGAGGCGAACACCTCCGACGCGTGCCGGCGCCGGGTGCGGAGCGCGTCCGTGATCGCCGGGTACGGACGGCCCGCATACGACGCGGCGCCGGTGGGCTCCCACCCCACCCCAGCGGCCGCGCCGCGCTGGCCGGGCCGGTACCTCACGCAGCCCCCGACGATGCTCGGTGACGACGTGCGCACCTGGCAGGCGCGGATGCGGGCGCGCGGCTGGCACCTGGACGTGGACGGCAGGTACGGGCCCGGCTCGGAGACCGTGTGCCGCGCCTTCCAGGCCGAGAAGCGTCTCGGCGTCGACGGGGTTGTCGGGCCGGCCACCTGGGCGGCCGCCTGGACGGCGCCCCTCACCTGACCGTCCCCTCGTCGACGCCCCGGACCGTTGGCCGGGGTTTCTTCATGTCTGGAGGCATGATGCTCGATTCCATCATCCGGACCGGCGTCGCGAAGTTCGTCGGTGTCCTCGTCGGCCTGGCGCTCGCGCTGGGCGTCGTCATCCCCGCCCACCTGTCCGAGGCTGTGACGGTCGTCCTCGTCGCCGCCGTCAACGGCCTCGTCGAGCTCGCGTACTACGTGATCGGCCGGTGGGTCGAGCAGCGGTACCCGTCCGCCGGACGGGCCCTGTTGTCGTTGGGGATGGTCGGCAGGTCGCCGTACTACTCGCGGTAGGCTCGCCGCGCCGAGACCCCGGGCGCACGCCCCCGCTCCTCCCACCACGGGAGGGGCGGGGGCATTTCTCGTCGCGTGATGGTCCCGCGGCCCCGGGCGCGCGCCCTCAACCCGGGGCCGCGGGTCTGATGGGGGCGACGCCGTCCGCAGCGGTCGGCCAACGGCGGCACCGCCCCGGCTCATTCGTCCTCCGTACCCTCCGCGGGGGCGAACTGCTCGGCAACCCATACCTCGGGCCGCTCGACATCGTCCGGCGGCTCGTACGTCTTCGCCTCGCCGTCCAAGGTCCGGGCACGCCACGTCCCGTCGCCCTGAGAGATGATCGTGGCCCGCGGATCCTCGGTCTCCGGATCGAGCAGCAGGTACACGCCGGTCCCGCCCTTGAGGATGTAGCCGCCGACGCGGGTCTCCTCGGTGCCGCTCACGGCGCGGGGGTGAGGTGGCCCGCGATGATGACGGCGGCGTCAACGATGTGCTCGGCCTCGGCGATCGGCTCACCGTTGGCCTCGTCGAAAAACCACATGCGGTCCTGGTCGGTGACCCGTGGCTTGCACGTGATCGTCTGAGTCGCGCCCGTCGGGTCGTCCGGGCGGGTCACGATGATGGCGAGCGGACTGGCCCGCAGTTCCACGGCGAAGCGGCGCCCCTGCAAGGCGTTCATCAGCATGTGGAGCCGCGGGTAGGAGTGCAGGTGTTCCGTCCCGTCGAAGCGTCCACTTGCGCCTGCCTCGCCTGCTCCATGGCTGTCCATTGCGGGGCCTCCGATCCGGTGGGGCCCTCGATCTCCGGTGTCGATGCACCGTCTCTGGGCCGCTCTGTGTCCGATGCCACAGAGCGTCCATCTCGCCGGATCGGCACGGCCAGGGGTTTGCCGCTGTTTGCCGCAACGCTGCTCGACGGCTAGTCCAGCTTGTACTCCTCGTGTGGGATCGCCCGCTCCCAGACCATCTCGAACGCCGCCACCACCGGCGCAACCCGGCGCGGATCCGACACGAACTCGTACTCCTCCAGCGGATTGCCGTTGCCCGCATCGAAATGGAACCGTACGAGCCGCTGGTCGAACATCCAGAAGTCCGCACCTGGCAACATCAGGTCCCACGTCTGCCGCCTGGGTAGCCACCGGACTTCCTCACCGGCGTCGATGTTCACGTCGGTGACAATGTGCTCCCAGCGGATGTAGTCGCTCACAGGTTCGGACACGATCCGGGCCCGCCGCATCCGCACGCCCCGCGCGGTCGCGTCCTTCACCAGACCGATCCAGCGGGAACGGTCGGTGCGTCCGAACCCGCCAGCCTTCCAGTCCTCGAACCCCTCGGAGTCGCCGTACGAGTCGCGCATCTCCAGGTGGACGGCCGACCGCCTCGTTCCGGCGAGCAGTTCATCGAACGCCGGGACGCCGTGGCCGGCCCTACCCTGCTCGTAGGAGCCGGTGGCGGCCTCGGCGAGCATGTCGGCCATGCGAGCGGGCTGCCAGATCACCGCCTCGTCCGCGGCGAGCGCGACGTGCCCGCCAAGGCTCTTGAGGATCTCCGGATCGGTAACCACCCGCCCCTGCTGATAGAAGTCTCCGGTGTCGGGGGCGCGGAACACCGCCGGACAGCGCTCGTCCTGCGAGTCGGGGTCCGAGCCGATGAAGTCGATGTCACCCATGGTCAGCCTCCAGGTCTACAGACGGCCCGCCGACCCGTCCAAAGCGAGACGGCTCGTCAAGTGTGCTCCAGCGCGGCCAGCGGCGCCCGGATCAATTCCCTTACCCGCTCGCCGTGAACCGCCAGGTCGAACAGCCTTGTCCACGCCTCGGCGTACATACTCGTCTCGTACGGCTGAGTGAGTGTCAGCGTGCCCGAGACGAGTTCGACTGCAACCACCACAGAGTCGGGCAGGATCGACATGGTGAAGGACTCTTCGGGGTTCACGCCGTTGCGTGCGATACCCCGGGGGATCACCCCGAGGGACACGGTCGGGCGCCCCATGGCCTCCATGAGGTAGCGGAGTTGTTCGATGTGAACCGCGTCGGAGGCAGGCCGGTACCACAGCACGTCCTCCTCGATGACGAACAGCCAGCGGGCATCCGGGCGGTTCAGGCAGCGCTGCCTCTCCATGCGGGAGTCGACCGCCTGGGCGACGTCGTCAAGGTCGAGGTGCTGTTCGAGCCGGGCAGTCGTCAGGTAGTGCTCGGTCAGCGCCCGCGTCTGGAGCAGGCCCGGGATGTACTTCGTCTGGTAGACGCGATGCAGCTTCACCCGCCAGTACTTGTCGCGGATCTTCTCCTGGCGCGCCTTCAAGCCGCCCCGGTTCAGTTGGTGATGGGTCGCCCACATGTTCGCGACGGCGCGGAGTTCGGAGAGCAGCTCAGCAGCGCGTTCCGGTGAGACCTCGCACGCCTCACACCAGGTGCGCAGGTCCTCCGCGGAGATGGGCCGGTGTCCGTGCTCGATCCGGGACACCTTGGAGACCCCGGCCGACCATCCGGCGCGGCGCGCGAGTTCGCGGCCGGTCAGCCCGGCGTCCTCCCGGATCTCCTTGAGCTGATCGGCGAGGCGTTGCCGGGCGGCCTGTGCCGATGACGAGATGGGGGCGGGCATGACACCAGGTTCTATCCAGGCGACCCGGTCGGGGCACGGGTTTTGCCGCGGATTGCCGGATCCTGTGCGGCGTTCTCGTCGTCAATGCCATGTCGCCCATAGGTCCCATAGGACTACCAGTGCGGCTAGGCGGAGGCACCACGCGGTCACGCTACACAGGTCGTGGAGCAGCCGCCAGCTGATGCCGGGCGCCGGACGAGGCTCGTCGTAGTAGTACAAGTAGCCGTTGACCTGCGGGTTCCGTCCTTTGCGCGGCATCCTCGCTACGCTCTCCTGATCGAGTTACTGCTGATGAGGGGAGTGTTTGTGCTATGAGTGAGTCGTCA